AAGAATGTATCAATGGCGGTTTGTAGGCATGAAGCTATGACCGGTGCCACATTGGACATAAACCATTCAATGAATGGCTGTAGAGCTCCGGTCCATAATTTTGTGACCGCATCTGCTACTTTTCCACCAAATTCCAAGAATTTATCAATCAGCGAGCTGAGATACTGGTCTTTAAATTCCACAAACCGCGTTGACAAATTCTGTAACACCGGAAGTACATAGGTGTTATACAGGTCAAGCCATAGAGTGGCTATTTCTGTAAATCCTTGCTTAAAGGTTGTAAACATAGGGGCTAGATATGCATTGTAATAATCCCCAACCTTTTGAAAATATTCACATAGTAAATCTTTTGTAGCTGAAAAAATAGGTTCTATTGCCCCAAATGTATCTTCTAACGAAGTCTTTATAAGGTCTGCATTATCAATAAACGGTGCCGTTATAACATCCATTAAATCAACTGCAAGCGTTCCGATATACTCCGTGGCCCCCATAAATGCTTCGGCAAATATTCCGATAATATCTGCTGTAATCTGCTTCGCACTGTTGCTGCGCAGGGAGGAAAACACTGTTGCCAAGGACTTGGAAAAATTACCGCTTATCTGGGCAACCCGAGAGCCGATATTAAGCATGGATACAATATACTCTTTTATCCGCTCGCTATTCTGTAGCAGAAAAAGACTAATCCCACCCAGCAGGTTATCCGCTATAGATGCCCCTATGCTGGCGGCAGAGCCAGCAACCTTACCCAGATTAATGGCCAGGATATTGGCAAACCGATTGGCAGCCTGTTGCACCTCCGGAGATGTGAATATCTCCGTCAGGCTGTCCTTGATGCTCTGGATGGATTCCTTCATGCTGCCCAGGACGCTGGTATCACCAAAACCAACCTTGAACCCTGCCATGAACAGATTCTTAAGCTGATTGGCTTTCTCAATCAGCCCGGCATATTTACTATCCATTTCATCTACGGCCGAGGTATCAAGCTCACCCATATCGAACTCGTCCGCAGAATACCCTCCATCAGCTCCACCTCCGGAACCACTGCCTCCAGAATCGGTATCAGGGTTAATAATATTAAGCTCATCAATGCCTGTGCTGACACTTTTCATGTCTTTAGCAGCCTTCTTAGCAGCCCCGCCGGCTCCTCCTGCAGCTGCTCCTGCCTTATCCGCAGATTGGGCCATTGCATCCATACCGGCCGTGGCAGCGGATGCACCGCCCCCGCCCTTCTTCCCGGTTACCATCTCCGTGAATGCCTTGAAGGCATTGGCCAGGCTCATTAGCTTACTAATGATGCGGTTGATTACCTGGATGACCGGTGTCAGTACATTAATGAGTCCTTGTCCGATTGTGGCTTTAAGGCTGTCAAACTGCAGCTTCAGGACACGCACCTGGTTTGCCCAGCCATCCGCCGTCCGGATGAAGTCACCAGACGCTGTGGACAGCTGGTCCTGCACGAACTTATACCGCAGAGCTACCTTCTCGGCTTCGGACATCTTTGCCGTCACCTTACCATAGCCATTGGCCAGGGCATAGCTGTCAAGGGCGCTCTGGGTCATGACAATGCCAAGGTCCTTAAGAGTCTCTGTTTCACCCGTGAACACGGATTTCAGCTTTGTATAGGCCTCGTCCTGGCTAATGTTGTAGAAGGACGCCACGTCCCCAGCCAGACCAGTCAAGGTCGTGGACATCTCATAGGCTGCCTGTTCACCAAAACCGAATGCTTTAGCCATTGCGCCGAAGGTGCCAGTAAACCTCTTAGCCATGGTCTCGGACAGGCCAAAGGAGGTTATGGCGTTCTTGGCAAAGTCGTCCACCTGTTTGGACATACGTGGGAACGTGACATCCACCACATTCTGGACTTCCGCCAGGTCGGACCCCAATTCAATACACTGTGCGCCGAAGTCTATGATTTTCTTTACTGCAAACGCCGCCGCGAGAGCAGCTCCCGCCTTTTTAGCCAGCCCCTGTATTCCGGCCATCTGCTGTTTAAATTGATTCTGGTTGACCACAAGGTCAAGGCCAATCTGGCCTACGCTGTCAGCTGCCATACATATCACCTGCCTTTTAATTCAAAAGCAGGCTCTGGCTCGCTACTCCTTTGGTGCGGCTCTAGGCTCTGTCATTTTTATATCCAACCTGTTTATGGTTTTACATCTGGGACATTTAATTTCCCCCTTAACGTATTCCGCCAGGAGAAGGGTCTGTCCACACCTTACACATCTTATTTTCTCAATCTTAACCACCTCCGCACATAGCCGCAAACATCTTCTCCAGGCCGGCCATTTCCTTCTCGAAGGTTTCCCCATCCATTTCTTTCATTTCCCGGTTACGCCAATCATCATATATCCGGCGCTGGTCCTTTGTATAATGTTTGATGATATCCTTATCCGTTTCGGACCGGATGGCTACCACACGGCCTAATGCCGTCTCCGGGGACAGGCCGGCAATCAGTGCCTTGAATTCGTCCCAGGAGACTGTTTCAAATTCTTTCGTTCGTATACGCAACCCGTACTGCGACAGGAAGCTGGAGACTATCAGGTCCCAATCCTCAAACATATCGTAGTACGGGTCACTGCTCTCCCCCGGCAGGTTCCTCCATGCCGGAAATGAGCTGGACCGCTTCCTGCACTACAATAATCAAGTCATTGAATCCCAGTTTCATCCTCTCTATCTCTTTCTTGGACTTTTCTGGGAACATCATGTCGTAGGCCTCCAGGATTTCCTGTGCACCAGGGTCATTAGCCGACATCAGTCCCATGACCTTAAGCATGGTCGGGGCATCCGCATTCACTTCTATGGCCTTTCCCTTGATTACCAGGGATGGATTCCCTTCAAAACTCAATTTATCTGTGATATCTACTTTCCTTGCCATTCGTTATTCCTCCTTATGCTCCTGGTGTGGGCGCCGGTGTAAATGTCGGGGCGCCATATCCCGTCACTTCAAATTCCAGGGTGTCAATGTTGGTTGTATCACCGCCGCCCGGAGTGGTCACATTCACAACCACGTCACAGGCCAGCTTTGCGCCGGATACCATGGTCCACTCAAACTTCGTCATGACGTCCTGTCCGAACTTCCAGGCCAGGCCGGCAATATAGTCATTGGCCGGGTCACCTACTGACCTCTTTCCTTTGAAGGAAAATCCCAGCTTTTTTCCTGTCATGGCTGCTTTTGCCCAGCCCTTCGCATCCATGGCATACCATTCCTCTACGGTACCGTCAATGGACGGAGCGAAATTCTCCAAATCTAACGGTACAGCCATATTCTCCTCTGTGCTTTCAAGGCCTTTTATGCCAAACTTAAACACATTGTTATGCACCGGATAAACTTTTCCTGCTGCATCTGCCATATCTCATTCCTCACTTTCTCTGATACACAAAATCCAGCCATATCACATATTCATATACACCCTTTTCATCCGTTCCCACGTCAACCGGTTCCGGTACCTGGAGGATGATACAATTAATGGATGTATCCCCTATGGACAGACTGGATACGTTTTTAATTTTCTCATACAGCTCATAGGCGGCCCGCTCTGATGCCTGTACGTCCCTGTCCCAATGAACCAGCAGGGAGATGCGCCGGACATCGTAGCTGCTGTAGTCATGGCCGCCCAGGGCCATCACAGGAGGACCGCTGCTCTGCCGGTGATATACACCAATGGAATGGTCCTTCTTGCTGTTCAGCTTCCCGATATAAACATTCCTGTCAGCCGTAATTCCCAGGCCTCCTATGTATCCCCGGATGTCATCCAAGGTCAGCATCATACACCACCTACTTTCTTGTAAAACCGCTTAAATGCATTCCTGGCAAAATCCTGGCTTACTCCACCAGGTAGCCACGGTTCATACCATTCGCCACCGGCAAACGGGTTCTCATCCGTCTGGAAGTTGTATTCCGGATGAAAATACAGACGCCGCGCATAAGGCGTGTTTACCACCAGCGTCGCTTTCCCTTGACCACATTCTTTGTAATCCGCAAAAAAGCTGTCCTCCTCCAGGTGGCCTGTGTCAAAAGGCATCACCTGGGCCTGGACAACCTCCGTGTGTAGTGCCTCCGCTGTCATCTCCAAGGCAGTCACTGCCGCCTGTGTCAGCTGTTTAATCCGCGGGAAATTCATCTTCACAGTTGATTTAACCTGCATCAGACCACCTCCAACTGGCAATAGTTAACCGTCCCGTCCGGGTTTCTGGCCTTCATCCCCTGCTCTATCCTCCGTTCTTCCCCGAATATGGTAACGGTACCCCCACTTAAGGTTGGGAAGTCTGGGGCAATGTCCCCGGGGAACAAGGCCGTACCTGTTATCTGCACCAGCTTCTTTTCTGTGGTCAGAATGGTCTTGGCCCGGTCCTGGAAGTTGCATTTCAATTCCAGGTCCAGCGCCTTCTCCGGCTTACCGTGGTTATCCGTGTCCTCCGACTCCAGATGGACATGTATATCTGTCTTACATAGCCGTTTTGGAACTAAGCATGGATATTTCATGGTTCACCTCGCTAATCGGCAGCACAAGCCCGTCTGGGACAGCAGGGCGTACACATCCCGCTTCATAGCCACGCCCTTGTCTGTAAATACGTTCCAGCTGCTGCCAAACTGTGCCGACACCCCGTTGATGCTGTAGCCCTGCAGGATGGTGTTAATCTCGTCTGCGTTCTCCCATTCAAAGTCCGCCTGCTGGCAGACCACTTCTTGGATAACATCCTGCTGGAAAGCTGTCAGATTAGAAAATCCCCGGCCCACAATACGGTTGTAGGTCAGGGAATCAACGTGGCGGCTGGCCTGCTTAAGGGCCTTGTCCAGCTCGTTCATGGGGATAACAGCCCCCTTGTATGCGTCACAGTAGTACTCATAGGTGACATAGGGTTCATAGGGCATGTCATTCACCCGCCTTTTTACTCTCTGCTTTCTTTGCCGGTTCCTGCTTTGGGGCCCGGAGGGCTGCAATCTCTGCTTTCAATGCTTCGTTTTCAGTGTATCTTTCAGCCGCTATGTTCTGCAGATGCTCAATCTCTTTAACCGCCTTCATGTATTCATCAAAAGGCACTGTCTTCCCGCGTCCATACGCGGTCACCCGGCCGTCATCACCCACAATATCAAAGCCCGCATCCTGATAGGACTTCTGCTGGCTTTCATCAATGGTGTACTCTTTATTTCCCTTAACTGCTCTCATACTACCTCCTTACGCTCCGGCTGGCTCTACGTTCATGGCACATCCCTCCACCTTCTTTTCCAGAAGGAACAGGTCGCCATAGCAACGGTTCTGATACAAAT